AAATACCCAACCGGGAACCGGTGACAATACGCCTGTTGTAAAATCAAAACCAGCGAACGTTCCAGGGGAGTCAGTAATGGCATCTGTAAGTTGTCCAACAGTAGCAGCGTCGTCAGAAGCCACCCCATCAACGACATTATTTATTTGATGTGTGCCCATATCAAGAGCACCAGACATTGCGCGAGTTCCAGACACCAATAAATATTGAAAATGGTCATCGTTTGCAAGACCACTCAATAAACCGTGTGTAGTCGCCTCTCCGGCGGGGGTATATAATTGTGTACCACGGAAATCGACGTAATCCGCGCCCGTATCAGTGGGTAAAACCATTGCTTTTACAGCATTACTAAAACTGTTGGCAGTTTTAAAAATAACACTTCCAATAGGAACAAATTCCGCAAAAGGCAGACCAGACAAACTACTGATTTCAACGTTTGCACCAATTCTTGCTGCCGAAACACTATTATAAGTTTGAATACCTTGAACACCAACAACACCGTTTTCAATGTCATTTGTCCCAAAAAAATGCACTAATACGAAACCAGAATTGGCAACTTGTGTTAATTGCCAAGCACCACCGGTGTATTGATTATAAGGAATTCTTCCGTTTGCACCAACATAACCAGCTGTTCCACTATAGATTAATGGATAAGCATCTGCTGCCTTTTTCCTCCAATTCTGACCAATTCGATAAAGAATTGGAATTTGAGATAAAGCTGGAAGTTGATGAATTATATCTTCATCTCTAATTGTGCCTTGATCAGAAGTAAATTGGGCATCTGCGTTTGTGTTTCCACTGCCCATTGTAAAACCCTGTAAAGCTAATCCGCTTAAATATCTTGCACCAAAGACAGTATGGAGGTATGCATGAGTAGCACCATCCATAACAACGCCGTGGCGTTCCTCGGCAAAATAGGTGTGTAAATTTGTATCGGGGTTCCAGTAAACATCAGATACAATAGCATTGTCTTGTACTAACGCAGCCGTAAAAACTTGTGTTGATTGTAAAAAACCAGCATCATCATAGTAAATATAATGATTTCCGGATAAATTAGGAAGAGAAATTGAGTCGGGCGCCGATTTTGTAAATTTTTTACTTTTTACATAAAAATCAAAAGATCCACCGGTAGGAGAAATTGTAAACGTTCTATCGGGAGAAGAATCAGAAAAAGATATAGATGAGTCTGTTCTATTTGGAAATCCAGTCGGTTCTTTCTGTACAACCGCGTTGCTCTCTAATGTATAAGTTCGGTCAGCAAGTTGATCAACTCCATCAATTAAATAACTAGGAACCGGATTCCAATCAGCGGGATCGGCTGGATTATAACTAATTTGAACAGTGGTTGAACTATCACCAATTATAATATTAGAAGTAGATCCAGCCGAACCGATATTAATATCAGCAGTGCTATTACCTAATTCTAAATTCCCAGAAGAAGATTCGATTGTAGTGTAAACATCAACAGAACCTTCAACTACTACATCATTTAAAAATGTTTTAGTTCCAGCAAATGTTTGTGTAGAAGTTGTAATAACACCAGGATTTGATTCATCTGCTGGCTCTAAATTAATAGCAGGGCGGGTAATATCAACACCACTGACATTTTCATCAAAAGTAGATAATGTAATACCTTCTAAATTTGGTGAACTTCCTACTTCTAATGTAGTTAATTCAGTATCAATCCATTTAGACGTTGCATCATCCCATATATAAATCTTGTCTGTATCAAGAACAACACGAGCATCTCCAGCAGAATTCCCCGACATAGGAAGAGATGCTTCATCTGGAACAGGAGTTTTCCATTGAGGAGCACCAGCAGCACCTCCACCAGTTAAATCAAAACCTCCAAAAATAAGCGGATTAAACTTTATGCTCATAGCTCACCTATTAAGAAATACGTTCAGCCGAAACCATTAAGGATCTTGTACCGTCTGTATATATTATTTGAATTTGATAAAGAGGCGTCCCGTTTTCCGAAAATGTATAAGTTTCAGTATCATCTAAAACAGCAGTTGTTGAAACGGCAAGCTCAACCTTACGGCCAACCTTACCAGTCAAAAATCCATCAACACTGAGGGTGGCATTTTCATCATTATATGAACTTTGTAATGTTTGTTCGTAATCTAAGTGTGAAAGTGGTTTTTGTGTAATAGCCATAATTATTTATCCTTTTTTAAACTTTGTTTTGTTTTAGAAAATTTTCGAGATTTCCCCGCTTTTTGATAGGCAATAGCTGCTGCTTGTTTGGGGTCTCGGCCTTCCCCAACAAGAGTTTTAATATTTTCACTAATTGTTTGTTGACTCGAGCCTTTTTTAAGGGGCATTATTTAATCCTTTGTTTAATTAAATATTGTCTTCCCTCGCTCGCCGTTCCAATATCAGCAACAAGATTTTTACATCCTTCGCTGTATCCGCCTTGACGAACAAGAGTATCGACCATAGAACATAGTTCTTTTTCTTTTCCAAGGAGCGCAGTAAAGTAATCTTTGTTTTCTTTTACTTCACCAGCTGGCATACCTTGCATAGAAGCCATAACCATTTGCATTACTTGATTAATATTGTATGCTCCATAAAGAGATACATATTTTTCACCAGCTCTATCATATTCGTCTTGTAGAGCGTCATAAAACTCACCAAGAGCGCCGTGATCTTGAAAGAAAAGAGATCCTTTAACATTGTGATGTGCTGCCTGATAATAAATTTGTAAACTTCTTAATTGTGCTACTAATTTTAAAAATAATTCTTGAGAGTTCATTTTTTACCTTTCATTAATTTTTTTATAATTCAAGTACGGTTAATCTTATTCCCGAGGCGGTGGCGGTCACCCCAGCACTTATAGCATACTCTAAACTATATGTGTGAGCACCAGCAGAGGGTTGATCCAATGTTAAAAGTTGAAGATACGAGGTAATTGATCCGGTTGTAGTTGAATATTGAGCAACACCAATAGTAGTTGAACCCCTAAGTAAATAAAAATTAACATTACCATTGGTTGAGACTCTAGTGGCTTGGCTAACGTTTCCTTGTAAAGAAATAAAACAAATAACAGGCCTTCCCGTTGTTGTTATTGTTACAGATTGATTTGTTACTGTAGTCCTGGTGGTCGATGTAAGACTAACTGTACCACTTGATCCCGCATATGCAACCCCGTCGGTTCCGACTGAGGTGCCCACCGCTTTCGCTACAAGCTTAGTTAAATCAACGGCATTGCTGGCAATTTTTGTTCCATCAACGGCACCATTGGCAATTGTATTAGTTGGTATGGTTCCATCTGTGTTTAAATTTAATTGTTCTTGATTTTTAGTATAGCCCATAAATAACCTTTAAATTAAGAAATAATTTACACCGTTGGTAGTAATTCTTAAAGAATGATATTGTGTTGGGATTGTTTTAGACGCGTCACCATCAATTGTCCCAGACACAGTATTTATTGTAACAACATTACCAGTAGCAGATATTTTTTTAATATCAAATGTTTTTCCTGGGGAAAGTGTTGTTGGATTTGGTAAGGTGACTGTAACAGTGGTCCCATTAACTAAAACAATATCATTAGACGACGTTAGTGAGGTGTTTGCTGAGATGGTTGTAATTGATGGTGTTGGAATTGAAGATACTTGTGTCAGGCTAACAATATGCCATCTATTATCGGTGATGCTATAAAATAGCGTTGCACTTCCTTTATTTGGTAATGAAACACTTCCACCAGTGCCAGTCAAAATACGTCTTTCTGGAAATGCTCCGCCCGTGTCATTGTTAATAATAATAGAATTTCCAGTCAAATTCATAATAACAACAAATTGTCCCGAATTACCAACGGGTATTGTATCAATACTCACCAATGAACTGTTGGTAAGTTCAGCATATGAAGATGTTAAAACTGGAAGTAAAACATTTGAACCGCTTGAGGTGATAGTTTGTTTAACATAAAAAACAGGAGGCGCTACAATAAGAAGCCTCCCAAGAACTACCGTATTATAAAAGGGATTAATATAAACACTACTACCAGCTTGTAAATATAAATCAACATCCGAGGACAAACTCAAATCTTGTTCAAAAGAACTAATTGCTGTATTATTAAAAATAACGTCTTCAATATTAGTAGATCCCGATCCATCTGTTCTTATATTAACATCACCAGTTCCCAGTGATCTTAATAATAGGTTTTGATTGGACGCGGATTGAACTGTCAATTGATCCGAAGCTCCACCTGTTATAGATGTATTAACAATAGGAGTTGTGAGTGTTTTATTAGTGAGTGTTGCAGAATGAGATTCAGTTACAACAGCCGAAGAACTTGTTCCATTATTATATTGAAAAGATCCACCAGCCGACTCATCTGAAGATATAAAAACACCACCACCATTTGTGGTAGTAGCACTAAAATTACCCAAATCAACATTAATAAGAACATCAGCATCTGCTGTTATTGAAAATCCAGAACCCGACACCCCGTTAATATTGTCAATTGTTGGATTTGTTAAAGTCTTATTTTCAAGAGTTGCTTGATGATTTTCAGTTACAACCGGCGAAGAAGAAGTCCCATTATGGTAATTTAATTTTCCATCCCCAGAAGTAACATCAATATCCCCCTTTTCACTTGCAGTGGACGAGGATTTGGGTACTATTTTAATGCCTTCTAAAAATTTACGAAAATTTAGTGCCATAATTAAGATTCCAATTCAGGCCAAATAACATTTTCAGGAAAGCTTTCTTGCTGTGGAATATCCCTAAGTTTTTGACGATATAAAATATACTTATTTTTTATTGATTCTGGAACATCAGGCATTTGCGTCCAATCAGTTGAAAATAATAATTGATTGCGCTGAAGTCTAACTTTTGCTTTTAAAATTTCTTGATATTTACTGTTATCAAATTCTTCAATTTGACCAAATTCACCAGAAAGAGCACGATTATATAAATCAACACCATATGACATTTCATCATAAGGAGTTGCAGTAAAGGGTAATTCTTCTTCAAATTCATCAAATTTAACAATAAGATCTATTGCATTTTTTTCTAAGTTAACAAATTTAGGATTTTTTGCATATTGAATTGTTTTTTTCATATTAAATCCTTATGAAATTCTAATCCACAAAGTTATTGCGCTAACAACCGTGAGAGTTGCCGAATCCGCATCAAAATAACCCATACATCTCCAAGTTCCTGAAGGTGTAGTTGAAAACTTATATGTAGTTGGGCTTGCTGAAGAATAACCTATTCCACCAAAAAAAACATTACTACCACTAATAGTTGCACCGGGAGCATAGGTAAACCCAGTACCCAAAGTTGTATCAGCTAACATAGCATAAGAACCAACAACTCCTACACTAGCTGCTGCTGTTCTAGCCAAAACCCAATCTCTTTCTGTTGCGCCGGTTGCCAATTTGGTACTTGTTACCGCTGCGCTTGCAATTTTAGTGTTATCAACAGCAACATTGGCAATTTTTGCAGTCGTTACAGCAGCACTACCTATCTTAGCCTCTGTAACAGCAGCACTCCCTATTTTAACTTCTGTCACCGCCGAGCTTGCAATTTTAGATTCCGTGATTGCAGAATTAGCAATTTTTGTTTCAGTTATTGTTGCATCAACTAATTGATTACCTGTAATTTGGCCGGTTGTGTCTATAATAAATTTTTCTTGGTTCGGAGTGTAGCTCATATGATACCTTAAATTATAAAGTAATTTGTACCGTCTGTTGTAATTGTTAATGCTTGATAGCGTGTTGCAATTGTTTTTGATGCACCACCATCAATTGTTCCAGATGCAGTGTTTATTGTAACAGCGATAACATCATTAAATATTTTTTTAATTGCAAAGGTTTTGCCTGGAGTTAGGGTGTTTGGATTTGGTAGTGTCACAGTAACTCCAGTTCCATTAACTAATACATAATCATTAGATCCAGTTAAAGCTGTTGATGTTGTAATTGTTGTGATGGAAGGGGCAGGAATAGAAGAAGCTTGAACAACACTAACAATTTGCCATCTAGAACTTGTTGTGTTATATATTAACAAGGCGCTGCCATCTGCCGAAATTGTCGTGTTGCCTCCGGTTCCAGTGACAATCCTATCACTTGCCGTTGCTCCAGCGGATTCATTTAAAATAACAACTGGATTACTTGTTGAATTTGTCAAAATCACAAACTGACCATCATTAGATGATGCTGTAATCCCGCCAATAGAAGCTAAACTAGAATTTGTTAGTTTTATATATGGCTTTGTTGTTGTTGAAATAGTTTGATCTGATCCAGACTGATTATTTAAAATTGAAGAAAGAGAAAATTTAGAGGCTATATCCGCGATACCTGTTCCTTGTGCTTGAACTGATAAATTTTGATTTAAGCCAGATTGAAGCGTTAAGGCACTGCTACCACCACCGGTTACAACATTACCATTAAAAGATACTTGTTCTATTGAAACAGCAGTTCCAGCAGACTGAATTGAAACATTACCCGTTCCAGCTGAAAGTATTGATAATGTTTGATTTGGTGCCGATTGAATTGTTAATCCACCACCAGCAATTCCTAAAATAGTGTCAGTAGATGGTGTATTTAAAATTGGAGAAGTTAGTGTTTTATTTGTTAAAGTATCAGTTGAATCTAATGTAACAATTTGACTAGAATTAGGTAAATCATTACCAGAAATAACATCACCAGATGCATTTCTTCGTATTGTTTTATTTGCATCCAACAAAACAGTTTTAAGTGATGCTAATCCTAAATCTTGAATGGTATTGTCATCACCATCAATTGTTTTATTTATAAGCGTGGCAGTATGATCTTCTGTAACAATAGGAGAAGTAGAAGAACCATTGTTATAATATAGTTTTCCGTCAGCGTCGTCCGCTACTTGAAGGTCGCCCTTTTCAATATCAACAGTAGTTAGGGATGCTTTGGGTAAAATCCTTAATCCTTCTGTAAATTTACGAAAATCTAACGCCATTTTAGCCTCTTATGTCTGTGGTAATGCTTCAGCTGAAAAACTAATTTTACCAGAAGTATAATTAAGAAAACTGGTTGTTGATATTCTTACCTGTCCCGTTGAAGTTATGTCAAATGTACAACCAGCATCGCCCACGTAATCACGCGTAATTCGCCAATCAGATCCATCATAAACAACATAAATTTCACCAGATTCACTCAAAGGTGTTTCGGTTGATGATAGTCTTATAACGGAATAATTTATAAAAGCACTTCTTACAACGGTTGTTGGGAAACTAAGATTAGTTATTGATAAATTAGTGTTAACATTTGAACTTAATGTAAATACCTGTTGTGGAATATCATATGGACCAACCGCAGATAAAAGAGCTTGTTCTGTTGCTTGAGCAAATTCAATAACAGAAGGAGCCCAATTAGGCGATTCGCCTGTGGACGGAAATTCAATTGGAGTGCCCTGGATCGTAATTATTACACTCATACTTTTATAGTTGTTAAATCTATAGAAATTATATTATTTATATAATAAAAAAGGGGAGGAAGAATTAACCCCCTCCCCCCATCTAGATAAAATCTACCCTATTAAGAGTTTACAATATCTGTGATGATTGTATTGCGGCCAGGAGCCTGACAGAAAAGAGCCTGGTCGGTGTAAAGGCGAAGTTCATAAGCCGCGCTGTTTTCGAGATCGCGGAAGAATTCTTCACCCTGTCCAGGGCGCTTGAAGGTAATGTCAGTTGAACCGACGCGCATCCAATCTTCTACGTTGAGAAGATATGCATATCCCTGCTTAACATAGAGTGATGGTTCGATTTCAATTTCGCCATTCTGTGAATGGAACTTGAGAGACTTAGCTCCGTTTTCCATTTTTGCAGGGCTGTAGCTCTGATCGTACTTGCGTAGAGCAGCTTGATCGGTGAGCATGTTCTGCCAAGAACGAACGTTAACAAGGGAAAGAAGAGTTCCTTCTTGTCCCTTTTCAACCGCACGGGTAGCTGCTTGCCCAAGCTTGGTAAAGGAGAGCGCAGCAGTTCCAGCAGAGTAGCTGTTACCTTTGAAAAGGTTATAAGTTCCAACGTCAATGTTGAAAAGTGAACCAGAGGCAACGGTTAGAATCTTGTGAATTCCAGCAAACTCGTTACCATAAGCACCTTTGTGCCAAATAATATCGCCATCTGCGCTGGTCACTGGACCATCGACAACGATTTCTTGTAGTTCCATGTCAACAGACTGAACTTTAACAGATGCTTTTAGAGCACCAGTTGTTGCATCGCGGACTTCGATAGGCATTCCTTCTGCCCCTGCCCAAATCCCAGGTGCCCATTCAGCAGCTTTGATTGGAAGAGTAGTTGCAGCAACAAGAGCGCCATCAATTTTAGCGTAACCAACTTGGCCATAAAGCATTTCGATTTCAAGCTTCTTAGCCATAGAACGGAGCATGTTTGCCACTAAGAATTTAGTAGCATCCATGAACGCCTTTTGACCACCGAGAGCAGCACGAGATGCAGCAACGTAGCCAAGGAGTGAACGGAGAACGGCTGGAGAGCCTTTCACCTGAGCATCTTTGACCTGTCCCGCGACTGGGGCTTGAAGATTGAAA